CCGATGACGCATTCCAGATAATCACCACGGATCATCTTCTCACGCATTTCGCTTTCCTCATTACGAAAAAGCACACCATGCGGAAATAGTATCGCACAACGTCCTGTTTTCGGATTCAGGCTCTTGATGATGTGCTGCAAGAATGCGTAGTCTGCACGTCCCTGAGGAGGAACACCCAGAAAGTTTCTGCCGTATTTATCGCTCTCAAAAGCAGCTCTGTCCCACTGACTAATGGAATACGGCGGATTGGCAAGTACCAGATCAAAGGTTTTTAACTGACCATTCTCAATAAACGCAGGATTTTTCAAGGTATCATCGTTGACAATCGTGAAGTCTTTAACGCCATGCAAGAACAAATTCATTCTTCCGATTGCAGAGGTCAGTGCATTGATCTCCTGTCCATATACAGCAACGTTGCGCCATTCCTTGCCCTGCTCTTTCAGATATGCGATAGCAGAAATCAGCATTCCGGCACTGCCGCAAGTTGGATCGTAGATGGATTCTCCAGATTCTGGTTTTAGCATTTCGGTCATGAGATGTACGACCGTGCGGTTTGTATAAAATTCCTGTGCAGTGTGACCGCTGTCATCAGCAAATTTTTTGATAAGGTATTCGTAACCTTGTCCAAGCTCGTCCTCCGGGCAGTTCTCGATGGAGAGCGTTTTCGAGCTGAAATGCTCGATCAAATCTTTCAGCAAGCGATCCGGCAGACGATTCTTATTTGTCCATGCACTATCACCGAATACACCCTGCAACTTGTCGGAATTGGCGTCTTCAATGGCACGAAACGCTTTGACGATAGCAGTTCCGATATTCTCAGATACGGCACGAACGTCCTTCCAGTGTGCACCCTTCGGAACATTGAAGCGGTGATTCTCCTCCCATTCAAGTGCTTCCTCATCACCGTCATATTCTTCTAAAATCTGTACGCATTCCTCGTCATACACATCGCAGATACGCTTGAAAAACAATAATGGGAAAATGTACTGCTTGTAGGCTCCGGCATCAATGCTCGTGCGGAGCAGGACGGCAGAGTTCCAGAGGTAGGATTGCAGTTCCTCTATTGTGATTCGATTACTCACTGATATAGCCTCCTTCCACAAGCAGACGCTTCATAGCTTCCTCCGCATCTTTGACTTCCTGCAATGCAGCGAAATACTGTCGGTGCACTTCTTCTGGCGGCACAATTTCTGCTTCTTTCTTTTCGATGTAATTATTGATAGCAAGAGTATAATCCTTCTGGCGAATATCGTCCAGCGTCACGATTTTAACCTGCTCGATGACATCTTCATAATTCGTGTACAGCGTGAAGACCTTCTGAATATCCTCTTCGGTCATAATGTTCTGCGCCCGCTGCGGTGTATAGATGTTGGAAGCATCAATCATGCATACTCTACCAATATGGTCACTTGGCTTGTTATTGTTCATCACAAGGATACAGGCAGACACACCTGTGCTGTAGAATACGCCTCCAACCAGCGTAATGATACATTCCAGCTTATCAGAATCTACGAGCTTTTTGCGAATATCGCCTTCCTTGCCACTGCGAAACAGAACCCCTTGTGGCAGAACAATCGCACAACGACCATTCTTTTTATCCATAGAGCAGATCATGTGCTGCAGCCATGCAAAGTCAGCATTGGAATCGGTTGGTGAACCCCACATATTTCTACCGTAAATATCGGATGAAAACTGATCTGCGCCCCAATTCTTGAGGGAAAATGGCGGATTGGCGATGACGCAGTCAAATGTACGAAGCTGTCCGGCTTCCAAGAATGCAGGCGAACGAAGCGTATCCCCCTGCACAATCTGCACATCTTTTGCACCATGAAGAAATAGATTCATTCGTGCAATCGCAGAGGTCGCCAGATTCTTCTCCTGACCAAAAATCTTACCATATGTAAGCTGATCATTTCCGATATATCGGATTGCCTCGATAAGCATACCCCCGGTTCCGCAGGCTCCGTCATATACAAAGTCTCCCGCTTTCGGAGCGAGAAGTTGAACCATCAGCTTGACGATGGGACGGGGTGTATAGAATTCACCTGCATTCTTTTTGGAGAGGTCGGCGAACTTCTTGATCAGATATTCGTAGCTGTCTCCCATGACATCGTCAGAATAATTCTGGTTGCCGAGCTTGATCTTAGACATATGTTCAACAAGATTTTTTAGACGTTCGTCAGAGAGCTTCCCTTTATCTGTCCAATTCGCATCGTCGAAGCTAGAGAAAACGCCACTCAGTGTGTCAGGATTTGCTCTCTCAATGCCAGTCATAGCTTTTACGATAGCGACACCGATATTTTCATGTGCCTCACGAACATCATTCCAGTGACAGTCTTCCGGAATTACAAAGCTATGGTTTTCCGGAAAAGCGGCATATTCCTCGTCGCCGTCAGATTCTTCCAACGCAATTTGTGTTTCTTCGTCGTACACATCGGAAATGCGTTTGAAGAACAAGATCGGGGTAACGTAGCTTTTATATTCATCCTGATTGATTGGACCTCTCAGGATATTACAGGCTTCAAACAGATGAGAAAACAACTGCTGACTCGTTGTTTCCTCGCATGAAACCGCTTGTGTTTTCTTTTTTGCCATTGATTTTCTCACTTTCGTATTTGATCTCATAACGGCAAAACGATGAGATTCAGCAGTAAAAATGTCACTGTTCTTTTGCCGATTTGGATATGAATATACAAAATATATTATATCATGATTTGGAAGAAAATTCAAGTGCCTAGATGCCTCTTTTTTGTGCATTATGCCGATTTTCGAATTAGCTCTTGACTTTTTTACTCCTCATGCTATAATCGCATTACAGCTTGTAAGCGTACCTGCTAACAAGCATACAAATTCACCATTAAAAAAAGTGAATAAGTCTTGCGTAAAATAAAAATGAAGGCAAAAAAGAAAAATTAAAGTAAGTAAGAATGAATAAAGCCTATGAGAAATGAGATTGCAAGCGTAAATTAAAATGAAATTAAGGTGAATCACATGAACATGAATAATCAGAACTTTGGAGAGTTCCTCCAGACCAAACGTGAACAGCAGAAGATAACCCTGCGCCAACTTGCTGAAAAGCTGGATTTATCTGCTCCGTTTTTGAGCGATGTCGAGAAAGGCAGACGTAATTCTCTCGATATGGATAGGTTAGTTATGCTCAGACAGATTCTCAACCTATCTGATGAAGAATATGAGACAATGCTGAATCTTGCAGGAAAACAAAGAAAAACGGTAGCTCCCGACCTTCCTGAATACATTATGGAAAGAGACTACGTGTCTGCTGCACTCCGCACAGCACGTGACCTTGATGCAGGTGAGGCAGAATGGCAACGTTTCGTGGAGGAGCTGAAGAACCGGAAAGGATGAATGACAATCCATGTATATTCCCACTATCAGAACTAAACAGAACCAACTTCCCATCCTGAAACGAGAAGAGATTGACAACATCGCAGAGCAATTCCTTATGGACTTTCAGCCGGAGGCATTGAAGAATCCAATGGAAGTCGATATTGACGGCTTTCTTGAACACTATCTGGGAGCAACGCCTGACTACCAATATTTATCCCATAACATGATTTATCTGGGAATGACAGTGTTTCAGGATACGAATCGTATTCCTGTATATGATCCTTATCACGATCGTGCAGAGTATTTCAGTGCAAAAGCGAACACTGTCATATTTGATACGAGACTGGTAGAGGAGGCAAATCAGGAACATCGCTATCGTTTTACAGCAGGACATGAATGCGGACATTTAGTTTTTCACACCCTGTACTTTGAACGACTAAATTTATTGCGTAAGCTATGGGGTGTTAAAAACGAAATGGTAATGCAGTGTCTTCGTATGGATCTTTCGTCATCAAAAAAGCGGGAGCTTAAAACAGACAATGACTGAATGGAGTGGCAGGCAAATCAGTTTGCAGGTTCTTTTCTGATGCCGAAATCGGCAGTACTTTCTATTCTTGATGAGTACAGCACTTCATCGTATAGCATTATTAATTCTCTCAATGCAATGGCGGAAATTTTTAATGTGTCACATGAGGCAGTTCTCAATAGATTGAGAAATTTGGGCTTTGTCAAAAAGTCGGCAAGAATAACCATTGACAATATAATGGTAAAATAACTCAATACAGCGGACAAGATGTCCGCTGTATTTTTGCTCTATATGTTAGCCAATTAGCTAACAAGAATACAGGAGGAGGTATTATATGACTGAAGGAGAATTTTTCACTACCCCGCAGACACATATCAAATTGGGAAAGCTTTGCAGAGACGAACTTGGAAATCCTGCTATATCCGTCAAAAGAGGAAAGAAGAATGAGTACGAGACTGTCCCGATTACTTACTTAATAACACAACTTAGCGAAGCACAGAAACACATGGAAGCGCAGTACAAGCATACAAGCTCCGAGTGAGTTGAGCCAAATGAGAGTTCAGCCGATGCGAGCATTCAGAATTATTCTGAATGTCCGTGTCGGCTTTTTTATTTTCCGTTTGCTAAAACACAAAAAACTGTCCTATAAGCATTGAACCCCATGTCCCGGACAAGACGTTAAACTGCCCGCTGCTGCATACTGCACCGAGTGATCAACGGTGGCTCAACGGTCTGTAGCAGCACAAAAGAATATCACAGCTGTCATTTGAGCTGACGGCTGCAATCCGAATGGAGAAATCTGTTCTGGAATGCGGTCTGGTTTGTCATGCCCATTTGCAGGTCATAGGTTCCTCCATTCGAGAAAATGGAGGAATTTTTTATGACAACCAATGACAAGAAGTACAGAGTTCCGATTGAAATGGACAAGGAGTATGCCGAGCAGATTGGCATCGATTCCAGTGAAATTACCAACATCATGTTGGAAGGCAAGTACACACCCGTCTACTTTGTAGAAATTGAGAACGAACAGCTTTATCACGAGTTGATGCGTCCGATCTGGAAGGAAGAGAAGGCACTCCAGCGCAGTAAGAAATGTGCAGTCAGCAATGAGAAAGGGAAACTGGTTCGCTGCGACGGCAACTGTGCTGCCTGCTCTTACATCAAGTCCGGTACACCGATTTCGCTTGACGCAATGGAAGCAACAGGCGGTTTCCGTAGTACGCAGGACGGTGTTTATCGTCAGCAGGATTCTGCAACATACACAGCAAGTGCAGCGGAAATCGTGGAAGATGCCATGCTGCTGGATGTACTCTGGGCGCATATTGGTGAACTGTCGAAGGAGAACCAGACAATCATCACAATGTTCAGTGAATGGGCAACAGAGACCGAAATTGCACAGGCTGTCGGTATGAAGCAGACTACAGTCAGCTATCGCAAAAGACAGATTCTGAAGAATCTCAAAAAAATTCTGGAAGCCTTTTGCTAAAATCCAAAAAAGTGTCCGATTGCTTTTGAGGAGGTGAGAAATCATGAACGACAACACGAAAGAACTGATTGACACCCTGCTGGCAATCAGCGTGGTGGCAAAAAGACTGGCGACAAATCTGGCAAAGGAGGCAATGAAGAATGGAACCCATGATGAAAATCATCAACGCATTGGCTGTCCTTACTGCTGCACTGCAGGAGTTCACGGCACAGACCACTGAAGGCTATGTCAATACCTTCGAGGAAATCTACAATCCCGAAACGGACAAATCACAGACAACAGAAACACCGAAGGAACAGCCCGCCCCGGAACAGAAAACTGAGACCGTTACCTTCGTACAGCTCCGCAGCCGTCTGTCAGAAATCTCCCGTACGGGACACACACAGGAAATCAAGGAACTGATTACCCGATACGGTGCGGACAAGCTCAGCGACATTGCCGAGACGGACTATGCTACGGTGCTGGCAGAGGCGGAGAGATTGGTATGAGCGATCACGCACCCCTTTCCCCCTCCAGCAGCGAGAGGTGGATTAATTGTACAGCCTCTGCTAAACACAACGTTGGCAGTGACACGAGCAGCACCTACGCCCAGCAAGGCACAGACGCACACGCCCTCTGCGAGTACAAGGTAAAGAAGGCTCTCGGTCATAAGGTGCGTGATCACACTGATGATCTGGAATTCTACGATGAGGAGATGGAGGAATGTGCCACCGCCTATTGCGAATTCATCATAGAAGTGGTACAGGCGGCAAAGGAAAACTGCCCCGATCCGCTGGTGCTTGTCGAGCAGCGGCTTGACTTCACCCGCTGGGTAGCCGAGAGTTTCGGCACTGCGGACTGTATCTGCGTAGCGGACGGCACAATGACAGTGGTGGATTTTAAGTACGGTCTCGGCGTTCTGGTCGATGCCGAAAACAACAGTCAAATGCGGATGTATGCGCTGGGCGCACTCAACCTCTTTGAGTCCCTATATGATATCCAGAACGTCCGCATGATTATCTTCCAGCCCCGCCGGGACAACATCAGCACGGCGGAGATCACGAAGGACGAGCTTCTCCGCTGGGCAGACGAAGTCCTCATCCCCGCAGCGGCGCTTGTGGCAAAGGGCGACGGCGATTACAAGGCAGGCAAGCACTGCCAGTTTTGCCGCATCAGGGCGACCTGCCGCAAGCGGACTGAGTACAATTTGCATATGGCACAGTACGATTTTGCTGTTCCGGATACACTCGCCGACGATGAAATCAGCATGATACTCGACCGTGCCGATACCTTCATCGGCTGGGGGAACGATGTAAGATCCTACGAACTGGAACAGGCTATCGGCGGCAAAAACTACCCCGGCTTCAAGGTGGTCGAGGGACGTAACAACCGCAGATATACAGACAGCGATGCCGTAGCAGCTGTCGTCACGGAGGCAGGCTTTGATCCTTATGAGCACAAGCTTTTGGGTGTCACCGCCATGACGAAAATGCTCGGCACAAAGAAGTTCAATACCCTGCTCGACGCACTCATCGAAAAGCCGAAGGGCAAGCCCACACTCGTACCAGAGTCGGACAAGCGTCCGGCATGGACAATCGACGATTTCAAGGAGGAAAATTAACATGGCAAAGTTTGTAAACCCGACAAAAGTCATCACAGGCAAGAACACCCGTTTCAGCTATCTCGTGGTGAACGAGCCCAAAGCAATCAACGGCGGCACGCCGAAGTACAGCGTGTCGCTCATCATCCCGAAGTCCGATACCGTGACCATTGAGAAGGTCAAGGCGGCAATCAAGGCTGCCTACGAGGAAGGTCAGGGCAAGCTCAAGGGCAACGGTAAGTCTGTTCCTGCACTCAAGATGCTGAAAACGCCGCTGCGTGACGGCGACGAGGAACGCCCGGACGATCCGACATACGCAGACAGCTACTTCATCAACGCCAACAGCGCAACCAAGCCGGGTGTGGTTGATGCCGACTGTCAGCCGATTCTCGACACCAGTGAGCTGTACTCCGGTATCTATGGTCGTGCAAGCATCAACTTCTGCGCTTTCAACACCAACGGCAACAAGGGCATCGCCTGCGGTCTGAACAACCTCCAGAAGCTAAGTGACGGTGAGCCGCTGGGCGGAAAGAGCCGTGCAGAGGACGATTTTGCTGACGATGAAGACGACGATTTCCTTTCGTGAGGTGAGACAGTACGAATACAGTATTCACAGTGATTATCGGTGTGGCCGGCTGCATTACGATGCTTTGCTGGGCAACCATTGCGGTTACGATTCTGATCGATACATTCAAGAACCGTAAGAAATAATAAAGCGATGTCGGGTGGGCGACTGACGGAATTCCGTCCGGGTGGGGTTAAGGAAGTGTTACCATGAAAACTTTAGAGATTGATCTGGAGACTCGGAGTGACCGTGACATCACCAAGTGTGGTGTATACGCTTACGCCGATTCTCCTTATTTTGCTATCACGCTGATGAGCGTGGCTGTGGATGGCGGTGCAGTGCAGCTCTACGATTTGTCAAACGGCGACCGTGTACCTGAAAACATCCTGTCTGCACTCGTGGACGAGTCTGTAGTTAAGAGAGCCTTTAATGTTAACTTTGAACGTGTATGCCTTTCCAAATATCTGCGGGAGGAATATCCGCAGATTTTCCGCAGCTACAGCGTGGGCGAAGATACGGTCGGCGATTATCTCAGTCCGGTCGGCTGGCAGTGTACCATGATTCATTGCCGGACGCTCGGTCTGCCGTCCACGCTTGCTGCCGCAGGTGCGGCTCTGAAGCTGGAGCAGCAGAAGATGCCGGAGGGCAAAGCTCTCATCAAGTATTTTTGCGTCCCCTACGCTATTGTCGACGGCATTCCGCAGTTCCATACATCTGCCGATGCGCCGGACAAGTGGGAAACCTTCAAGGCTTACAACAAGCAGGATGTGGAGGCGGAACTGGCAATCGACCAGCGACTGTCCCGTTTTCCCGTACCGGATTTTATCTGGGAACAGTTCTATCTGGATCAGGAAATCAACGACCGGGGTATTCGTGTCGACATGGAACTGGTCGATGCCGCTCTCACGCTGGATGCACAGGCAAAGGCAACGCTGTCGGCAGAAATGCACAGGCTGACAGGCATCGAGAATCCAAATTCTGTGTATCAGCTTCTGGAATGGCTGGCGGAACATGGCTATCAATCAGACTGTCTGAATAAGTCAGCAGTGCGGGAACTGCTGAAAACGGCGAAAAAGCCGGTCAAGTCGGTGCTGGAACTGCGGCTCATGCTGTCAAAGTCCAGCGTCAGGAAGTATCAGGCGATGCAGACGGCAGCCTGCTCCGACCATCGTGCAAGAGGAATGTTCAGCTTTTACGGTGCATCCCGCACGGGACGCTGGGCAGGACGCATCATACAGTTACAGAACTTGCCGCAGAACCATATCCCAGACCTGACTGATGCAAGGAAAACTGTCAAGCGGGGGCTTTACGATGAGGTCGAAATGTTCTATGAGGATGTGCCTGATACTTTGTCACAGCTTATCCGCACGGCTTTTGTCCCCCGTCCGGGATATAAGTTCATTGTTGCGGACTTCTCCGCCATTGAAGCTCGTGTTATTGCATGGCTTGCAAGCGAACAGTGGCGCATGGATGCCTTTGCAAACGGTGAGGACATTTACTGTGCCTCGGCATCAAAGATGTTCGGCGTTCCGGTTGTCAAGCACGGCGAAAACGGTCACCTCCGGCAGAAAGGCAAGGTTGCGGAGCTTGCCTGCGGCTACGGCGGCAGCGTCGGTGCAATGAAGGCGATGGGCGGCGATATTCTGAACCTGAGTGATGCAGAGTTGAAACAAATCGTGACCGACTGGCGGAATGCCTCGCCGCACATCGTGAAATTCTGGTGGGCGGTCGATGATGCGGTAAAGACTGCAATCCGACGGAAAACCGCTACAGAAACACACGGACTTCGCTTCAGCTGCCAGAGCGGATTGCTTTTCATCACGCTGCCCTCTGGCAGAAAGCTTTGCTACGCACACCCGCAGATTGGCGAGAACCGGTTCGGCGGCGAATCTGTGACGTATATGGGCGTCGGTACATCGAAAAAATGGGAACGCATTGAAAGCTACGGCCCGAAGTTCGTCGAGAATATCGTGCAGGCGGTCGCCCGTGATTTGCTTATGTTCTCCATGCAGACGCTGTCGCACTGTTTTATTGTCGGTCACATACACGACGAAATGATTATTGAGGCTGACCGCAGGATGTCGCTTGATGAGGTTTGCCGGCAGATGTCACGAACACCGGAATGGACAAAAGGTCTGCTCCTGCGGGCGGACGGATACGAATGCGAATTTTACAGAAAGGATTGAGATTATGAAATACAGTATGGAATGGTTTTATGCATGCACCGAGCAAGCCGGAGGACCTCTCCCCCACTGCGGCAGGAACGAGGTCACGCATGGCAAATAAGTACAACGACGAGGGCTACTACAGCCCAACGGAATATGAGGCGTTCACCCGTATTGAGAAAGCGGAAAAGGCTGCGGCGAAAGCAGCTGCCTTCCATCCTATTGTGTACATCTGTTCGCCTTACTCCGGAGATACGGAGAGGAACATAGAGAACGCCAAGAGATACAGCCGCTTTGCCGTTGACTACCATTCCCTGCCTATTACCCCGCATATCTACTTCACGCAGTTCATGAACGACAATATCCCGGAGGAACGGGAAACCGCAATTTTCATGAATATTATACTGCTGAGTAAGTGTGCGGAACTGTGGGTGTTCGGTGATACTGTCAGTTCCGGCATGAAGGCGGAGATTGAACGAGCAAAACGCAAGCATATGAAAATCCGCTATTTTACGGAAGAACTGGAGGAAACCACATGAAATTTACACTGTATGCTGCCGACTGCACAGGCAACGCCAAGAATACCATCTATCCGCACCAGAAAGTCATTACCTCGGAAGCAAACCTGAAGAAAGCGGTCGCTTCTGACCATGTGTGTGCCAAGTATGATAACGATACCCGCAGTGATGCCAATTTTCAGCTCTCCGATGTTGTGCCGATGGACTGTGACAACGACCACAGCGACAATCCCGATGACTGGATCACACCGGAGAAGCTCAGCGAAATGCTCACCGATGTTGCATTCGCCGTCACATACAGCCGACATCATATGCTGGCAAAAGGCTCAGTTTCCGCCCGTCCTCGCTTCCATGTATTTTTTCCGACCATGCCCTGCAAGGATGCTGCATTTCACAAGAGCATCAAAGCCCGCATCCACAAGGAACTGCCGTTCTTCGACGGCAATGCACTGGACGCTTCACGCTTCCTGTATGGCTCGAAGGGTGATGTG